CCCATAACTACAGCATACCCTGCCATAGCAGTCACCATAGTTACCATAGTACCTACTTTAACTGTAGCTTCAGTAAAGTCCATGTCAGTATTACTAATGTCTTTAAAGGCACTAGCAATAAGCTTAATAGAACCTGCAAATGCTAACATCTTAGCTGAGTCTCCTAGAGACTTAGTAANGGGTTCTTAAAGTTCTTTAACAGCCCTAGAGTGCTTGATAATGCCCTTACAGAACGTGCCATCTTAGATACTACTAACCAACCTGCAGAAGCAGTAATAATACCACCAAGAATCTTACCAGTATTCTTACCGTGATTATTAATCTTAGCAAAGCCTTTAGCTAGTAATTCAATCCCCTTACCAATAGGAGCTAGGTAAGTTACAAAGTCTTTAAGACCTTGTTTAAAGTCAAACTCTCCAAACATATCTTTAAAGAGTGACATTGCTTTACCTACACCTTTACTTACAAAGTTTTGAATAACATCACCATTCTCTGATACTGTATTCATTAACTTAACTAGTCCATCAATAGCAGGTGTTAAAGCTCCTGGTTCAAATGGAGTACCTACAAGACCTACAGTAAGGGATTCTCTCATGTTCTCCCAAGCTGATTTAAGGGTCTTAGTATTTGTTGCAGCCTTTAACAAAGCAGGGTCTTGACCAACTTCATTCAATACCTTGATAAAGTCTTTACCTAGTACCTTACCTTCTTTCATGGCATCAGCTAGGTTATCAAAACCATATTCATCTTTAAACTTCTGGACAATCTTTTGTGTAGCTGTACCACCGATTGCATCCCTAATAGGATTCCAGTCTCTTGCTAAGACTTTACCATCTAGAGACATCTGTTTAATCTGTGTAGATACACGTTTAAGGGCATTAGAAGGGCTACTAGCAAGGGCTGAGATATTAGCAAGGTTTTTGGTTAGGTTATCAAAACCTCCAAACTCCTTATCAAATCCTGCCCCTTTTAATGCACCTGCCAAGTTAGTAAGCTCAGCTACATTGTACTTAGTCTGGGCACCATATTTAGATAGGTTTTTAAGTGTTGAGTTGATTTCTTTGTCACTAAGAGGATTGTCTAGCGACCTCATGTTGTTTACAAATTCATTCTGAGCATCATACAGCTCTCCTGCATCTTTAGCAAAGCTTTTACCAATGTTCAAAGCTCCCCTAGCAGATAGAGCCAATACTTTACTAGAAATCCTATCTAAGGCATTAGAGATAGCTGTAAGACCTGAAGTGTCACCTTGAATCTTAACAGTTCTATTCTTGTTTACCTTATTGTCAATATCATCTAAGTCTTTCTTAGCTTTATTGATATGTGATAGGTCAGCATTTACTTTAAAGGTTTTACCCTTAAGACCATTAAGGTCTGAGTTTACCTTAGTAATGCTTCTAGTGTCTGCATCTACCTTAACACTTACTGTCTTATTCTTAAGAGCTAGCAAGTCTTTTTGTACCTTAAGTACCTTATTACCATTACTGTCAACATCAACTCTTATACGTTTGTTTTTAAGTTTATTGACAGTATTAAATAAGGCAATAACATCCTTACTGTTTGTTACTGCCTTAACAACTATAGTAGTACCTTTAGAATACTTATCTAACTTGCTCAGAAGGTCAGTAAGGCTCTTATCTACCTGGGAGGTAACTTGTACCCTTAATTGCCTTTGAGCCATACTCTACCTCTTTCTTAAGCTTCTACATAACGGTCATAGAATTTACCATTTCTACGAACAAAGGTAACTTCTAGTGACAAGTTTACTTCATCTGAGTTGTTGAACTCTTCTGAGTGTGAAGTGATGATACCATAGAATCTGAGGTATTCACGTTTACCATTAGTAGCTACACGAGGTACTGTGAACTCAGCTTCAAATGAATCAAGACGGTCTTCATTAGCTTCAAAGTGTTCTACTTCTTTTTCAGCATCATAAGTAACCAATACTTCACGGTTGATGTATTTCTTATTGACATACACTGTACCAAAGTCCTGAGCCTTAACATTTGAGATAGCTACAAACTCATTAGGGTCTACAGGAGTTACAGATGGTACTTGAAGTGGTTCAAGATATACACCATTACAGTTTTCTCCAAGAGAGATAATTACTGAGTTACAAGTTGGATACAAGTCAGCAAGTTCAATGTAACCATACTCAGTACCGTTAACAGTTTTACCTTTAACAGTAAATACTCTTGTAGTCGGAATACCAGCTACAATAGTTCCACCTTTAGACTCCAATGGATTCAACCAGAAGTCATTAAGTGAACGAGTAGCACCTGAAATACTTGTAGTGATTTCAGTAGATGAAGGGTCATATCCTGAACCGAAACATCTAGCATCTGAAGCACCAAGTGAGATGTCATGAGTGAATGATTCCAAACATGAAATAAGCACGTTATCAGACTTGTGTAGCTCATTCTTACAAGCAATAGTCTTGATAGATGAGATACCGAATGGTTCTTTTACAAGAGCATCAGCCTTGTCTTTATGCTTAATAGTGTACTCTACATGGATACCATCTTCTGAAGGAATCCAACCTGTACCAGTTTGAGATTTAATTGACAATGGGTTAGCAAAGTCAAATTGTGCTACTTGGAACACATCTGTAGCTAGACCTGCTCCTGTAAGTTCTACAGCGTATGTGTAAGAGTTCTTACCTTCTACATCATGCAAGTCTGAAACTTTAGCTTCAACTGTAACTGTATCTGAACCAAGGAAAGTAACATACAAGTAATGGAATCCAAAACCTGCTTTAGTGTAATCACCACGGATGTCATAAGTAACTGTAGCTTCACCTTCTTCAGGTTTAACATAAAGCGTACCAGTCATGTGACAAGCTTTCTCATTACATCTAATCATGTCTTCAGGTGTAGTCAATGCATCAAATGATTGGAACGCACCTTTAGTAATTTCACGATAGTTTTTTGTAGAAAGCTCAGTGTAGTAGTTAATCTTTTCAGATACTCTAACACCAATGATTTCATTTTTGTTTTGCTTAGCATAACCATACATAGGATGGGTAAGCTTTGGCATACAA